TTTGGACTTCTGCATTAAACTTATCAGTTAAAGTGCCGCCCTGATCTGTGGTATTGGTTGGTAGTATAGGCTGTATGTTAGCTATAGTGCCAAAAGCCTCCTGAAACTCCAGTGAAGATGTAAGAGCATTTACAGATGTATAGTCTGTAGGACACGTAAAGTTTAGTGTTAAGAAGAATGGAGAATCAGCCAAGAATGGTGTGGCTGGTATCTGAGTCCCTCCATTGTTATTCTGAAAAGAGTTGTTAACTGAAAACCTGAACGTTAGCTGACTCCCTGCAGGTATTGTAGGGTTGGTAGCCGTCAAAGCACTAAGATCAAACTCTATCTCGCCGTCCGGTAATGACACGATATTGGCAGGGTTCTCAATAGACCAGTTTGCAGTTGCCGTAGTGGGCGTAGGGAAAAACTCGCCGCCCATCTCAGAAGTTAAAGACTCAAGATCATATCGAATATCAATAATAGACCCGCCATCTGTCCGTCTTATATCATACTGCTCTATGTAGTTCCCGTACATCAGCCTGTTGCCCTGTATAGTCTGTGCCTTGGCACGAAGAGGTACATTATCATACAACCTCAGCAACTCATCATCAGGCAGCAAAGAATATATCTCACTATTGGTAAACCTGTGGGTGTAGAAACTGTCATCAGACCACCCTAAATCATTCTTGTTAAATCTCTTTATTACATATATAGCATTCGACCCACTTTCTTTATATAGAAGCTGAACCTCTTTTACTCTTTTAGATCCAGTAGAAAAAGTCACATCAGCCGCATTGAAGCGATTGATCATGCTGTCATTATTGTAGTTCTCGAAACTAAACCTGAAATCAAATGGCTGAAACGCAGGATTGGTAAATAGTGATATAGCACTGTATCCTCCGTCCTCATATCTGTATCGATATGCAAAGGAGATAAACCGGTACTCCATGTAGTTTTCCTGACCGGCCACATCGATTAGGTCCACATAGGGAGTGCCCAATGGATCAGTGGTGGGCGTAGAGTCCTCAAAGCCAGGGATCTTGAGGATAACACTGATGTCCTCTTCCGCTAATGGATCCGTAGGATCGGTATCTACATTGTAGTTTCTTTTTACGTTTATATATCGCGGAGGGTTTAAGTCATCGGTAAAATATAGGTACTCATCCACCTTGTCAACCCCTGTGATCAAGTATGCAGGATCAAAGTTTAGTACCGTCTCGCTGATTACATGGTACAATAAAGTTCCCGTGCTTGTCTCAAAGGAAAGTATTAAGTCAACCTTTCCAGATGCGGAAGACGTATTTGCCGGATCATGCACAAACCAATATATAGTCTCTCTCATCCCGTCCTGGAAAGCGCCTATACATCGAGCAGATGCGGACAAAGGATTGCCCAAGTACTCGATACTTGGAGTGAGAAGAGTGTTCCCCTTTGAGTTCTCCACCGCACCTACTTCAGTGGTTTCAGTAGAACCAAGGCGCACGTTTAATGCATCCACGTATTCTCCAAGTGGGACAAGCCGCTCATCAACAGACTTGTTCATGCGACCCTTAATAAAATTAGTTTGTACTATCATATTACTTTATCCATTTGCCTTGGCCACGCAGATTCATTAGGAGTCTGCCCGGATGCATATTGCTGATCCTTATCTTTGCGTTACGTAATAAAGCGGATTTATCTTTTTGTGCGCGCCTAACCATGTACTCGGGAGCCGCTAATCTATTATTCAAAAAAGAATATTTTATGGCTGCGTAAATGTAGTCTTCAAAAAGCTTGTTTACACTCACATTAGAGTCATCGCCCTTTTCCATCCCATCTGAAACATACTCCAGTACCACAGACTTGCCCGACATGCCTGAGCTAAAGTTAATGACGCCGCCTCTTTTATCTATGCCAAACGTAGGGTTGGAATTTGCAGTTTCAGTGTTGAGGCCATAGCGAGCGCCTACTGCATAATCAAAGTACCAGCAATCATCAACGCAATAGCCCAGGCAATTGTTGTACGGACTGTTAGCGTTCAAGTAAATAGATTTTGATATTCCATCTATTCTTTCCTGTGTAAGCTGAGACTCAGACGGTGACAATACGTTGCCATCAATATCGAAAAGAATATTGTAGTTGTTGTCCTGTAGGTATGCATTACTCCAGTTAGTCTGTATGTTCTCTGTTAGCGGACGCAAACATCCATTCTCATATAATGATATGCGAACCCAATTCACATAGTCCGGCGGGAACACGTATCTAAGCTGATCGTTGACCTGAAGCTGAAGAATCTTAATCTCCTTCATCGCATCATAGTTAAGCTCTTGTATAGCACGCTTCGCAAAGAACACAACCTGATACCTATTGATATTATTTATCAGCTCATTGTTCCCCTGATACATCAACATAAAATTGTTGACAATATCAGTCAAAGAAACATACTGGTACGATCCCCAGTTAGCATCCAAAGGCACTACCTGCCCATTTTCGTAATATTGATAATCAGTTATATATGACATATGTTAGCTTGTTTCTTGTGTATCAATCGCTTCTTCTGTTTGAGCAAACTGCACCACATCAGCTTCTCTAATCTCTATACCAACGTACTGGCATATCTTCATTATCAGTTGTGGCTGATCCGATAGAGGGAGCTCAAAGTCCTGAAAGTCGGACTGCGATGAATCAAATAACGGCTCACCACCAGACAGCGATACAAAAGTCCATTTAGGATCCTTAGGATATCTAATATACTGTGAGTGCACATCACCTGCATTTAGTATTGTTGATGGATATACAGTAATAACATTACCATCCAACACGTAGCAAGGGAACTGCTTTGTTGGTGCAGTTAAGTTAGAACTTGTAAGGTTAAATATCTTTCTCTGCGTAACACGCTCTACCTCCGTAATATTAGCGCTGCTATATATGCGGTAGTTTTCAAGTATAGTAAAAATGTCTGAGCTGAGTCCAAGCGTAGAAGTACTCGGTACCGATGTTACGTAAGCTTGCGTAAAGTCAGTGGTGTTAATTACTATCGATCCGATAGGTGGGTTGGGTGATGATGGCGGCTGATCGTTAAATGGGTTCGAACCATCAATTAGCTGATTTGGTGATGTTTGTGTTGATGTACCACTAAACAATAAACTCGGATAGTAGAACACCTTGTTTACAAGATAGTAGTCTGAAGGCAGGTTATATGTATTTGCGTTGTTTTGCGTTAGAAATACCTGCTCAGAAAAACTATCTATAACCTCCTCTAATCCCTTTATGATATCTGCATAACCACTGCCAGATGTTCTTTTATTCTCGCGGCTTATCCAGCTGTTGTATTGATAGAAGTAATCCTCAAAAATATCAAGCTGCGCCTGCTTGGCGTATAGGTTGAAATCCTGAGGTGAAATATATCCGTAATTGTTTTTATTGGCAATCGCCAATACTGTGTTCCTTACGTCATTTATTAGCATGACTATATCTTTTCACAAAGATACACAAAAAAAAGAGGCCCCCATTTTTTGAGGACCTCTTTAATTAATAGTTGACAGTAACGTCTTACGCTATTGATGTGACAGCACTGCTAAGTTTAATCGGACCAATTGTTGCTTTGGTATACCCCTGAGCCCAAACTTCAGCTACAGCATTGTTGATTGCAACAGCATCAGCAGCCGTACCCGGAGATGATTGACTAAGAACAGCAGTTTCATCCTTATAGTAAATAGTAACCTTAGTACTAACACTATTAAGTTCTGCGTATAAAATGTCTGCACTAATGTACTTCTTGTCAGACTCGTTTAAAATGATAAACTTTTCCATGATATAAAAAATTTAATGGTAAAAAAATTAAGCAGTAAATGAAACAGCTCCAACAGTATCGCTAAGTGCAGGAAGTTGTGACACAACCGAGGTCCACTTG